GCACGCCGAGCATTTCCTGCAGAGCGGCGCGGCGGACGTTGCCGCGGGCATCGATCGGTGCCGCTCGGCCGGGAACCATCTGCATCCCGGGCGGCACGATGCCGCGGGCGCGCAGCCGGTCTTCGATGCGCTTGAAGCGCCTGACGCCACCGTGGAACAGGTGCCCGATCGCGCGCTCGTAGGGCGTTGCCGAGGTCTGCCCGGCCGTCTTCAGGCCCACTTCGGCCTGCTGGCTGGACTTGGTCGCCGCGGTGACCGCGAAGGCGCGCAGCGTGTAGGGCGTGGCACCGCCGGCGATGCGCGACGACATCTCATCGCGGACGCTGCGATTCACGGCATGTGCCGCAACGGTGAGCGCGCGGGCGGTGGCGAACGGGATTTGGCTGGCAAATCCGGTGAGGTAGGCTTGCGCGGCCGGCAGGTTGTCAATGCGGACGGTGATCATGATGCGCGCCCCTTCTTCGGCCTGGCGCAGAAGGCGCCATCGGTGCGGTCCTGGCCCTGCTGTACGCCAGCGCTGGGCAGGAGGTTGAAACACGGCGCCATCGGCGTGTGCAGGATGTTGCACCAGCGCATGATGCGGTCGGGCAGCTTGGCCTTCCGATAGCGGGCGCAGCCGGCAGCGGCGCAGGGGTGATTTGCAGACTTGCTCATATGGATTGCCTATGATTTGGTTTCATGGGATGCCCGTTTGCCTCTATCTGTGTTTCAGCGCATATGCTTTCTGCACCATTCCGAGCCGCTGATCTCCCACCATGCACGGCTGCACCCAGGTCATGCGGTCGCCGCTGATCCTGCGAATATGGCCACGCCGGAAATGCAGCCGCGGACTACGCTTTGCTTCTGCGTCGTCGGCGCGTTTGTCGTGCGAAGCGCTGCGCTCGCCGGCCAAAATATGCAGCTTTTTGTATGTGAAAATCGGCGGCTTTCCGGCCTTCTGGCGTTTCTTGTTTATGGCGACATGAGGCTCGTAATCAACGCTTCGAACGTTGGTGCAATTTAACGCGACAATAACTGTTTCGACAATCGAAAATCCTCTTTGTAGATATTTGAAATCTTCTTCTGCTTCTTTCCCTATCCGGCCGTATACCGAAATGCCACGTCTGCCATTTTCTAAACGGAGCGTTCCTCCGCCCATGAAGCAAAACTCATCGGCCCGCTGCCCGAAAAAAAAACCACGAATGGATTCATTGCCCAAGTCAAAGCAAAGGGCGAACGCAGTCATTGTCCCGATACGATCTCCCTTTAGAGCACCCAAGTCCGCTTCGATGAACATTTGTTTGGCAGGCAAGCGAAGCGGCATTGAATCAATAACTTCTCTGTTAATTCCGCCTACCAATTCGTCATCTCTTCCAATGTGCCATTTCGTCGCGCTGGCTATGTGACGCGATAGCCCGACAGAGCTTACTTGTGGCAAAAGTTCAGTGTCATCGGCGCAAAGCCATTCGCACAGCTTGTGCGCCTTCCCGAGTATCTGCCCCGTTGTCGCCGGCATGCTCTATCCTTTCGCCTGGCGGACGACGCTCGCCGCCAGCAGTTGATCGGCCGAGAAGCTGGCCGCAGGCGCCGGCGGCCGGGCGCCGAACTCGCGCCCGGCTTCGCTGGCGTAGAAATCCGTCCCGCCCGCCTTGGCGTTGCGCAGCGCCGCGTCGACGTCCGGCCCATAGCCGAATTCCCGGAGCGCATCGACGAAGGCAGCGGTCTGCGGCATGAGGTCGCGCAGGCGCGGGCGGTGGTCAGAATGGCTGGTCATCGCGCGCCACCACGCCCAGCCCGCAAGCTCCGCAGCGCCCGCGGCAGCGACTTGCGCAGCAGACGGCGGACGGCCTGCAGCTCGCGCCCGATGATCGCCTCGCGCTCGGCACGGTCGGCGGTGATCGCCAGCAACGGCGCCGTCTGATCCACCAGCCGTTCGAGCGATGCGCGCAGCGTCGAGCCGAGCGCGTGCGCCTCGCGGCGGATCGCCTCGAGCGGGTACCGCTGATGCGTGCGCAGTGCGATGTCGATCAGCGCTGCCTTGTTGTTCGCGTCGAGCCGCACCGCGGTGTAGTGCTGCAGGCTCGTCCGGCCGTCGTCCGGCGTCTGTGGGGCGTTTTCTGCGCCCGCGTCGATGTCGGAGTCGTCCGCAGCCGGGAAATACTCGCCAGCGCGCACGGCGGCAGCCGGGGCGGCGGTTTCTGCTGCCAGCAAAGCGCCGGCGGCGCGTGCAGCGGCGTGCCGCTCGGCAACGTCCGGCCGCATGCCGCTGCGCATGCTGCGCCAGCGATCGAGACTGCTGGCCACGTCGAGCAGGTTGTCGGCATCCAAAGCAAGCCGGCCGGACTGAATGGCACGGCAAACGGTCGATTTATGGATGCCAAGCAAGCGGGCGAACCCCGCTGCATTCACTCGCTCCACTCTTTTTTCCTTTCAAGACAAAAAAAGAAGGGAATCGCGCGCGCGAGCGAACGCAGCGAACGCATCTGCGAACGCATGCGGATCCGCGCAAACCCGCATGAATAGGGCGAGCGAACGCAACGAACGCAACGAACGCATACGTTTACGTGTACGCGTGAGGCGCGAGTGCGCACACTGCCGCGCGTGGCACGCACGGCGCTACGTGCACGGGTGCACGCGTTAACGCGTTCGTTGTGTACTATCGTAGGCAAATCAATGACTTGATGCGTTCGCACGATGCGTTCGTTGCGTTCGCTCTGTTCGCTTTTTGCCAAAGAGCGCATCATTCGGTGCCCCCGAGCGCCGCGCGGAAGGCGAAAATCCCGTCCGTCACCCACTGCGCCGCGTTCTGGTCCGGCCGGCGGCGGTAGTCTGCGCCAGCGGACGCAAGGCCCTGCAGCACATCGTCCGGAGGCAGCACGACGCGCACCCGCTTGCGGGCGCCACCGTAATGCGCGGTCTCGAAAACATCCTTGAGCCCGATCTCCCATCCCGTCTGCTTGCCGATGAACCCGGACAGATGCACGTGCGATCGCGCCTTCTCGCCACGCGCGCCGCAGTAGCGCATGTACGCGGCGTAAACCTGCGCCGACGAGGCCGGGCATACCGGAAACTCCAGCTCACCGAGGCGCCAGTCCCTGAAAAACCGCTCGATACTGCCGGCACTCAGCTCCTGTACGTCGGCCTTGGCCGATGTCAGCGGCGGCTTGCTGTGCTCGTTGAAATCGCCCAAATCAAGGTGCAGCAGGTACCAGTGCAGAGCCTCTCGCCCGCCGGCGTCCAACTCCGCGCGAATCTCGCGGTAGAAGTCGCCCGATAGGCTTTCCGGAGTCCAGACGACGCAGTAACGCCGATCGCCAGATTCGATGACGGCCGGCATGTGCTCGTTCGAGAGGAACACCATGTTGAGGTGGTTCTTCTCGTGATACGCCTGCACTTGTTTTGGGTTGATCCGAATCCACTCGCCGGTAATCAGGCCCTTGAGTTTGTTCTTGATGTGCCACAGGTCGCTTCTGGCAACGACCTCGTCGGCCAGCAGCAAAAGCGCCTTGCTCGCGAAATCATTGAACTTATCCTCGATCGCCGCCTGGTCGATGACCCGCCCATAGCGGCCATAAATCGCCATGTAGGTCTCGAAAAACAGGTTCTTGCCAGCACCCTGCGGCCCGTGAAAGATCAGCGTCGAGCGCATCTTCGCGCCCGGATGCTGGATCGGGTACGCCAGCCACCGCAGCACCCATTGATAGGTGCGCTCGACATCCGAATCGAGGCTGCACAGGTAGCGCAGCAGCTCCAGCAGACGATCGCAGCAGCCCTCCTTCGGCACCGTCGGCCAGCCGGCCCACAGATTGCACACAATCTCCGAATCGCGCTCGGTCGGGTCAAAGCCGACCTCTTCCATTCGCGCGACCAGCATCTTGTTGCGCTTCCACTCGCGCCAGGCGTGGTCCGGCAGAAGATCGAGCACGTTGCTTTTCGCCACCAGGCAATGCTCCTGGTGGTCGAACATCGTATCTTTCGCCCCGTAGATCAGAGCCCAGCGACCAAGCGCCTCCTCCAGCGTGATGTTGCCTCGCAGCGGCTCGCGCGCAGCCCCGCCCCCCCCGACTGGCGCCACCACCCGCGTGGCTGCCTTCGCCGGCGAATCCCAACCAAGCGCCGACAGAGAGGCTCGAATCTGCGCGCGCACATCATGCATGCCGCCGTGCGGGTGCAGCATCAAGTCGTTGAAGTCCGTCGCCCCCTTCTTCTTCAGCGATCGCTCGCCCTCGAATCGCGGCACGACCACGGCTGCCGCCTCGCCCATCGTCATCGCCGCCAGGTCAGCGCACCGCCGACCCGCGTTGTGCTTGCGGTGCGGCTCGCCGCAGACGATGCAGTCGTCGGTCGTCACCGTCGTGTACGCCTTGCACGCCGCGCAGGTCTGCAGGTAGTCGTCATCCGCGCAGATCAGCAGCCGAAGCCCCCGCCAGCCAGCGACCAGTGCCTTGCAAACCGGCAGCAAATTGTTCGCATCGAACGCCACCACCACCGGCAGCCCCGTCGCCTCGTGCAGCGTCGCACCGGTGGCAAAGCCCTCGCAGACCAGCACCGTCGAGCCCGAGCAAATCGCCCCGATCGCAAAAAAATGCCCCTGCTTCGCCAGTCCTGCCGGCCGGTAATCCTTGTCACGCTCCTTCCGCCGGATGACTTCCGGATCGTGATAGATCAGTTGCAGCCCCCAGGTACGGCCGGCCGCATCCTGGATCGGCACCACCAGATTCCCCAGCGGCGACAGCCTGGCCCCGAACAGCCGCCCAGGCGGCAGCCCCTTCCGGTTGAGATACGCATTCTCGCCAGCCGGCGCACACTTCGCCCAGCTCGCCGCCGCATACCGAGCCGCCCGCTCGTGC